CATGAATTTTATTCTTCTCATCTCGACAATCATCTCAGCAGTTAAATCTATCGAACTTCTGATGCCAGCTTCCACAGGTAAAGAAAAGCTTGATGCTGTCATCACCACGGTGGAAGGCATCATGGGCACTGTAAGCCCAATCCTACCAGCAGTACAGGCTTTGGTAGCTACCATTGTTACGGGATTTAATGCGCTTGGTATTTTCACCAAGAAAGCTGCTTAATAATTACAACTGATTGAAACTGTAGCACCATCAATACTAGAAACATAGTCTTCGACAGAAGAGTTAAGCTCCTCCGTAAATATTACCGTTTTGTCTGTCTTTGATGGCTGCTGCTTTAGCTTCTTCGATAATAGATGCACTGACAAGTTCGATTGGTTTCTCAAGCATAGGTGCTGTGACTGTGGCTTGCACAATATTGACGATTGGTGTATCTGTTGTCCCAACATTGTTGATTGACTTAGCAGGCAAAATTCCTGCCTCTGCTGAACTGACGTAATTGAACACGACGTTAGCAAGAGCCAACACACCACCAGCAATAGCTGTCGCAGTATCATCATCAATTGGTAAGGCATATCCGAAGACCTTTGCAAGTTGAACAGCAGCCATAATAAACACACCTAACATCGTAGCTGTGATTTGATGCTTACGCCAAGCATCTGGATTCGCTACAACAGACCCTTTACGAAATAAGTCTAGTAGCGCTAGTAATTTTCCCATATCTTCCTTTTATCCTAACACCATCATTGCAGCTAATCTTTTAGATCTATCCCCAACTTGTTTGGCCCATTTTGAGGCCAACATTCCAGTTGCAGCATCTTGATACTTCCCTGCTTGCATAGCAGCTAAGGTATTCGTGAATGTCAGCAACCCATCGATTCCCATATTAAAAGCCATATTAGATACAACACGTTGCCTCATATAGCTCAGGTCCCTCCACCAGACAAGTCTCTTATTCAGTCCCGTGAAGGTAATCTCAAGATCACTTGCTAGTAACTGATTAACCTGAGCATCGGATAAAGGGTATGACCAACCAACTGGGATGGGACTGACTTTCAAATTGTGCCCAATTCCCACTGTGCTGACACCCACTGAATCTACGTAGGGAGAATACCTGACACCTTCATCCCTGCGTAATTCTGTGTTAAGAAGAGCATCATTAGTGTCCATATCACTTATCAACCTTTCCTCGTAGCGTCTCTTTAATCTCTTTAAGACTTTCTAATATAGGCTGCATAGCTTCACATAATCTGTCATGTCGGATGTAGTCTGTACCGATCATTACTCGTAAGCTATTCATATCCTCCTTCAAGCTCTGTACAGCTCCCCACACTTGCCTAGCAAACCAGCCTAAGCAAGCACAGATGATTCCCAATACTGCCAACCCCAATTGAATGTAGTCCATTTGATACCTTTTGAATGTTGTTATACTTGACTACCAATACTTGCTACCGAATACCCTTACACCACTCCACATCATCCAACTTCGCCAAGCAGGAATACCCACAGAGGCAGAAGCTTCTCTCAGAATAGCGTCAGCCATGCTACGAGTTGTCAAGTGGGATGTATATAGATAATCGTGCAACGCTGCAGGGGCATTCGCTGTAGCCCCTAATGCATCAAATATAATAGGAATTCGAGGTACGCTAGCTAAGTCTGTAGGGAATCCCACTGGAACTGTGAACGCTTGCATAGCTAGGTCACTTTGGTAGACTAGCGGAGAAGTGATAAACCATTTTCCGTCGTCTGTGTTATCTGCATTTTCTAGGGAAAGTTTCGATAGAAATCTACTCATAGTGGCCTTAATGGATTATAGTATGCAGTTAGTAGTATAATCACCATGTAAGGGACTCTATTAACGACAGCCTCGGTCGAACAACATCAATGGTTCGTGTATTCATTGTTACAGGTGTGTTTTGCAGCCCCAATAAAGACACGTAATCTCCTGCACTTAACAGTCGCTGATTAGCCATATTAGGGTGGCAATAGGTGGCAGTGGAAGCAACACTAGACGGAACGACCGCAACTGCAGAGGGGCTAGCAACAAAATTTGTTGTACTATTTACGCCAATACCTGTATAAACCTCATACCCAGCATAAGCGCTAGTTAAGTACTCGTAACTCACCATTGCATTAATACTGTAAAAACCTCCGCGCAGTATGTTACAGTACCCAGATGCGTTATTCATAGCGGGTAGTGACGAACTTAGAACACTATCCAAGGCAACTGGGCCGATCACCCCAGCGGGCATGGTTTGCACAGAAGTTCGTTCAGCGATGTATTTCATTGGGATCGACTTCCCGGAAACCTTTGCCCATCCAGTGCCATCACACAACAACATTGCAGACTCACCGGCCCACATCAGTCTGGCGTTGGAACCATCAATCAATTCCGCAGCATTTCCATTGACGGAAACCATTTTTGTGAGTCCGGATGACATGCGTAAGCCAACAAGTTTCCCGGCGTTTCCGCTAGACGGGGGCAGAGTTACGGTATAGTTTGAGGTTGTACCAGTGCAGACATGCATGGAACTGAGTGATAATGTTGCTGTGGTACTAATAGGTATTTCTGGGACTACCAAAGGGGCTAGCATATCCCCCCCCCCAGTAGTCAGGGTTTGCCCAAGGGTACGGTTATCTATGTAAGACGTAACTGTAGAGCTTCCAGTCACCACTATGTAGAGCTGCCGCCAACCTGAAGTGAACCCTGTTGTATTGCTACTAACACTCCCGTTACTGGGGTTGGCCTGTATATAGCTTGTAGTGGTAGTAGGAAGGGTTAATGTTCCATTAGCTAGCTGTGTTGCAGTGCTGCCAACTAGGATAGTCCCACCATAGTATCCCCAAGTCAATCCCGAAGAGGAAGACTGCCTCCGACCATATAACGTGGCAGGACTAGCAGCATCAAACAACCCGTTGATGGTGATTTCTTTTGAAGCTTGCGATTGTATCAACTGATCTAAATTACTTGTGCTGCTTGCCATTTTAATCCTTATTTAATATTACCTAGATATACTAGCTGTGAGTGGGTAGCCTCGTCCAGTTATCTCTGATAACTGGTACACCTTGACGTAGAGTGTAGACTGGTTGCTGCCAAAGTCTGTGACTTGATTAGAGCTAGTGTAGGTTACACTAGGTACTGTGCTTGAGAGCGTCCTCTTCACAGTTGAGTATGAGCTGTCGGAAAAGATATCTAAAGAATAAGCCTCCGAAGCTTCACTAACCGGTGCATCAACAGAGTCTCGGAGCTCCCCACCTTTTCTGGTACGTCTTATCCATGTCAAACCCCACTCTTGTGTAGTAGGGTTTATACTGCCATTTAGGTACACTGGGGAAAGACACCTCAAATTGACGGCTTTGTACGTCATCAACCTGTCCGAATCTGAGGATATGCTACTACCGCTAGTTACTGCTCTATAGCTTCTTTGCATACCTATGGTATTTACATTGTCGGTTATAAACTGCAGAGTCGAGGTGTCTAACTCCACTATATGGTCAAAAGCCGCGTGCATTCCTGTAGCCCACTCACTTCCAAAGCGTCCCCTCAGTAATCCAGATAAGGTGTAGCTGCCATCACTTTGCAGGACACAATTCTGAGCAGCTATTATCTCCCATCTTCCGTCTACCCCGTACGCGAAATGATTTGACCCATTCAACATTTGCAATTGGGTTACACTAGACAAGTCCTTATTAACCACAACTATTAATTGACTGGCTGCATCCACCATAGTCTCAGAGTACGCTGACAAATAATTCTTTGCATAACCAAGTGTAGCTGATGGGGTAGTGAATCCCTGAATAGAATTCCAAGTTTGTCCAAGGTCATCCGAGCGGATCAACATACCGCTTTTCCAACCAAGAAAATACCCCGCCATTGCAACAGGAAATCCAGGAGTATCAAATACATCTTTTAGGAGGGGGATGTCTAACAGCTCGTAGTTAGAGGGACCTTCTATCGATAACGTTGACCCCGATGAATCACTATTTCCACCTGCAGCAGATGACGAGTATACAGCAGAATTGTTGTACTTTGCTTGACACTCTAATCTGCCATCAGATATGTAATTCACTTGGACAAGGCGCAATTCGTAAGAAGCACTAGGAGTAACTATAGTTACAACATCCGTTGGTTGAAGTCGGTTATAACTTGGAGGTAAGCTAAACGAAACATCGTACCTCTCTAACCAATACATGTACAGCAAGACTTCAGCCATTTGTGCAGCTTCGTCTGCTGTCAACACTACAGCCAAATTCATGGAACTGACATTCACTGACTCTGTATTCAATCTCTCTGCGTACTGCTCCCCGGTATTATATTCCCTCCCAAAATCGAAGTATTGGAGAGCTACTTTCTGGGGTAATACGGAATCCATCTCTCTAGAATTAGTAATCTGTACTCCCGGAGAAGAGCTTATTGACCTAGCATCTAGGTCCAATAAAGGTATAGTCGCAACAGAAACCCCGCCTCTAGGCTTAAACTTTATTTTGTACCCATCCTGTACAATATCAAAAGGCCATGCACCCATCAAAGGATCAAAGCTTGAACGAATAGCTGCAATGGAACTTATCTTGTACCCTCTGACACTGTTTTCCACATCTGTAACATCTAAATCAGATGCAAATAGTAGGTTACTTTTTTCACATTCGCTCGTAATAATATCAGACAATCTGATAAGACTAGAAGATACAGATGAGAGTTGTATATATTCTACATTTAATTTATGGGCTGAGGTATCCCCCCAAGCCCTTATCACCATTCCACCGGATACTCTGTACTCTGGCATCGATGCAAGACAGTAGGGAAGATTCCCGACATATTGTGCGTCAGACAAGGAAGTATCTATTCGGTACACTGGAATATTGTACCCAGTGTCTGGGAAAACCCAGATATATCCGTTGTCGCAATCCGCCCTTGAATTGATCCCTCCGAAAGTTATGGAAACAGCTTGTGTACTAAGTACATTTAGAGAAGTGTCATACTTTGTAGCGGCAGTGGAACCAACTGTGTAGACAAAGGTTCCGTCTGTGGCTACTACAGTAGCACTTGATGGTATTGAAATTGTATTCCCGCCTGATATACATATAAGTACCCCCTCTCCGAGGGCAGCTATTATAGAACCCCTCTCTATAAAATACCCTCGGCTATCTGTTAAATGGAGCCCTAGAAATGTGCTCTTAGCATCTGCAAAATACCTCTCAGGGTTATCTGAATTCCCATTAGGGGGTACATCCCCTGATAGAATATCTTGAATTATTAAGTTATTCTGCACTGCGGGAGTCAACCTACTATCATACACTGAAAAACTAGATGGTGAGATGTAGCTAGAATTCCAGTTAGGGGAATAAAATCTTACAAGCTGTGGTGACAGAAAATAAGGTCTGGCGGGGAAACTCGTGTTATAAAAAGGACTCGAATATGTACCCGTTATCAATTCTGTCTGAGTAGGTCCTGAAACAAACCCTCCAGCTATAACCTCAACTTTAACTTGTGCTCCAACTAAAGAATTCTGGTAATTTGTCAATTCTAGGTCGTAGAATACTATGTACGCAAGACCCCTGTAAGATGGTGTTCCGCCTACTCCAAGTGTAGCCTGCATACGCGGGTCTGGGAGCTGATGATCGTCTCCATTATAAATCTTGAAGTAAGGTACAACTGTGCTACTGGCGATTAAGTTAGTTAGGGTGGAATCACTACCGTCATACACCAGTTTAGGGCCAATCCAGATTCTCCTCACCCCTGTAATTGGCCCTTCACACAAACCCACTGCAAATGTGGCTGAGTATGTGAAAGTAGTCTGCTCAGCACCTGAACCCCCCTTACCTTGTTTCTTCGTTGTGGAAGTCTCTTTTAATTTATTATTCTCTAACCAAAAAACGTTACCCATAATAGGCACAGTGCTATAAACTCTGGGGATAACTGCACCGTAAGTACTAGTTTGTGTAGTTAAGTCAGTGAGTCTTGGTCCAAGAATATTAGGACCTTTAGGAGGATCAATAAGACCTCCAACACCCATACCGATCTGTGCACCGTATACAGCACCTGCAGGTCCTCCTGCAAAGAAGCCAATGACTGCGCCGCCGATGCCGCCAACTATTTGACCTACGCTCATGTCACGTCCTTAAATCTATACACAGCTACAATCTTGGAAGACCACATAGAGGAGATTCTGTGCTCACACACTTTACCGACATTTAGGTAGCTGTGAATCATAGTATCACCTGCACAAATAGCCAAGTGCTGTGGTTCACTGTCGAATCTCATCAACAGGATGTCGCCAGCTTGACGTGAGGTTACAGCTTCCACTGAAGGATTATTATCAAGAGTTGCTTTTAACAAACCCTGATGAGGACTTCTTCCGTAAGCCTGAACATCAATAGGCTCTATGCCTAGGGTCTTAGCTACGTGAATGATAAGTCCTGCACAGTCTAAAGCTTTTCCTGCCAACCTTCCTTGATGCTGAAACGGAGTATCTAACGCTAATCTGGCAGCGGCTACTATATCGTCTTGTGTCATCCTGCTTGTCCAATCTGCGCATATTGTGACCCTGTCGGGATGTTTGTGAATCCACCATGATTAATAATGTTGTGCCACTTACCTTGACAATCAGCAACTCGCTTACGGCAACCGGGAATCATTGTGTAAGTGTCGCCCACTTGCGGTGTGTAGTAGAACGCTTCATAGACGATGATTGCACCTCCCACAGAGAAACTTTTTACTTCTTGTAGCTTTAGGCCAACATTGTTTCCGCTTGTAAACTTAATAGTACCTGTACCGAAATAGTCTGCTGCTTCGGTGCGAGAAGAGTCAGTAAAACTTGTATTAGAAGTCACAGAAGTGATTGTCCCTGTCACTGTGATGGGGACTAAATCTACCTTACACCCTGCATACTCTTGGCCTCCGAAAGTCTTCTGGCAAGTTACGGTGTATGATCTCCCAACAGACTGATTCAGGGCATCAATTAGTGCCATTTCCTGTATCTGGTACTTATCGTCAGTAAGGGTTGTCTTCCCTAGAATAGAGGCTACGATAGGTTCATAATCTTCTGTAGGATTGTTCCAATTTGTAGCAAATAGGTAGCAACGCGCATTATCAAATACGCCAGAAGCAATAGCTGCTTTGCTTATTCCAGCTAGCCCTGCTATACCTTGCAAGTCAATTGTAGCTGGGGTTGTTCCACTAGCTGCTGTATACCCCGTGAACTCGTATCCAGAGTTAGTTTTGTATACAACTCCACTCATAGCAAGGTCACGAGGGTAGTTAGTTAAACGGACAATAGTCCCAACCACAGGCTCTATACGTAAGCACATCACGCGTGTAGCGTAGTCTGCGACTTGAGGTTTCATTATTGTCCTTTATAATTATTACGGATTAAGCAACTCCACTACATCTATACTAGAAGTGCCGCGATATAAGAAGTCTGTGTGAAGAATGTCCACCTTACTGTCAAACCTGCACGGGATATCAAACTCACAACCACCTGTTACCACCTCTGTTGACTGAGGTGAGGAATTCACAAAACCTCCTGATGTGTAAGTTGAAAATGTTGTGCTGTCCACGCCAAGAGAGATGGTCCCTGTCCCCACGGCTGTTACGGGTAACCTCAGTCCATTTATCTGTGCCATCCCACCTATGCTCGAAACTAGTACAGAATCCCCAACCACGAAGGTATTTGCACTCACAGACACTACAGCAGGATTTGCTTTAGAGATCGCTGTTATGTTAGCTGCCTTGTTAGTAGGGAAGGTCACTAATCCTGTTTTGGTGTCTACAGTCCAGTTTGCTTGAGTTCTACCAGATACAGCAACTAGTACAGTGGAAGGGACAGGTTTAAATATAGTTCTAACTGGCAAGCCAATAGCTAACTCAGTAGCTCCACCAATTCCGTAAGCTTTCTGTAGTTGGTACACATTAGGGGAAACTAACTTTAAAGTCTGATCAAAAGCTGTAGGGGGGCTTATCCAACCATTAGTCGTATAATCGTCCCTTGTCTTCATACGGAAGCCTGAAAACATACCGTAGCATCTATGATAGAGGGATAACACCCTATTCCATATGTCAGCTTGAGACATGTTATACGTAAGGACAAAACTCCTCATAGGTAGGCCGTGCACCAAACGTCGGTACTCTTGGCCTCCGCTAGTCTTAGTAATCTCTACATTATAGTCTTCTGTGTAAGTTGCACCAATTAGGATGTCATCATACTCTATGCGTTCTTCTAAGAAATTAGACATACCGTTGTGCTCCTGACATTATTGATAAAGCCTCTCTTGCGCCTTGGCCTGCTGAACGACGTACATCAGGGGCTGTTGTTCCTGTTACATGCACATGTATAGTTGTGTATCCATTGGTAGACTGTGTATCAGGAGTGGTCTTACTAGCGTCCGATGTACCACTTTGTTTGATACCTAGAGAACCGTCTGACATCTTAGCTAAAGGCATAATAGCTTCTGGACCAGCTTCACCCATTTGCGAAGTACTAAAGTTAGTAGGTCTCGTAACTACCCCGTTAGTAAAGCTACCACCATCTGCAAAACTTGGTATAATACTTGCTGCGCCACTCCAACCTGATGCCAAGCCAAACCCTGCCCCCGCAGTACCATCGCCACCCATCCCCAGTATCCCAGAGTTGTTTAATATTCCAGAATTGGTGAGAGAGCTTATGCCGAAGGCATTTCCAAGGATATCTCCCAACCCACCAGCAGAAGTTGCGGACTTGTAAGCTGCAGCTAATTGCTGCTTGATTATGATACGATCAAGATCAGCTAGAATACTCGTAGCCAAGCTCTTAAAGTCCAATTTACCTGTCGTCACAAAAGTAACTAAAGCATTCTCCATACTTTGAAAAGCACTTGTGAATGCTGTTTGAGTCTGTGAAGCAACGCTGGCTGCATTATCTCGATAGTTGGCGTAAGCTTTTAGAGCGCCTGCATACCAATCATCTTGAATTGCATCTAAAGTGTCATTGGTCTTCTTCTGTGCATCTATGCTGTCCTCGTAGCCTTGCTTGGCTGATGCCTTCATGTCGCTATACTGCTTGTCTGTCAGTGCATTTGGGCCGTTCTTGTTATTATGCTTGTCATCAAGAGCAGCTATAGCTGAGATGTACTCTTTCTTAAGTTTGAGGAGTTGGTCGTATTGAGCAGCTTGCTTATCACCTAATGTGGATTTGGCTATGGTGTTTTGCAGAGCCTCTTGTTGTATCTCAGCAGCTTTTACAATCTTGTCTGCATAAGAGTCAACAACTGCTTGCTGATTCTTAGCTAAGGCTGTGGCATCATTTGAATATTGAACAGCATCATTGTACATTTCAGCTTGAATCTTCTTCATCTGATTGGCTCTGTCTTGCATAGCTGAAGGATTCTTTTTGTCGCTAGCTATCTGATATTCTTTTTGAGCTATTTCATATTGCTTGGAAAGAGACTGTTCTTTGGCTGAAATGGTGTTAGCTAAGAATTGTTGTCCATCAATTTCCCCAATGTCGTACAAATTTTTGATGTCTTTTAAGTGTTGAGATAAAGCTTGTTTCTCATCATTCATCAATCCTTCTTGTACTTTCAAGGCTCCGTCTATGGCGTATTCGTTGCTACGAGGTTTGCGCTCTTTGGGTGTATATTTATCAATCTCTGCCTGTTTAGCTTTATCATAGGCTCCTCCAGAGGGTGTGTCCCCACTAGGCCCGAATGAAACTCCTTTGAGAAGCTCAGACTTTACACCTGTTCCAGCGTTCATGTCTAAGTATTCACGCTTAAGAACATTCAAGGCCTTTTGCAGTTTAGACTCTTTACTAATACTTTCCATCCTGTCTTGAGCACGACCAGTGGCTTTTACAGCCCTGTCGTTCAAGTCTGCGTTGTTTCCTGTGACAGTGTTAGCTATATCCGCTGCTGCTTGATGCTTTTGGATATCTGCTATTTGCTGGAGTAGTTCTCTGTTTTGACTATCTGTTGCTCTATCCACTTTACCGTCACCACCTAACCGATTTTTTGAAGTGGTGGTGTTCATAGAAATTTTAGCTGTGATTGCATCAATTTGCTCTGTCGCTGTTTTATCTCTGCCAATAGCAAATGTGGCATTCAGAGCACCCACAGTGGCCTGTTTTACTTTGTTCCATGCTGTTTCTAAGAGGCCAATAGCAGCTACTTCTTTAGGGGTACGTTCAGCAACGCTGTCAGCCATGGCATTTATCGCTAGATTGCCAGCCTCCATATGCTTTCCTTGTTCCTCTAAGGCTCTAATCTGCTCAAACACAGCCACTGTTAAATAGTGGTACTTGCCTGTTAACTCTAAAGATGCCTTAACTGGTTCGTCTTTTAATTTTTCAAACTCCTTAGCTGTAGCAGCGACTGCTTGACCTGTGGACTCTTGCATCTCAATAGCTGCTTTACCGACAACGCCAAGCTGTGTGGCTGTGAACTTCCCAGTGCTAGCAATCTCCGTAAGAGCTGCTGCGGCACTATGTTGCCCCTCACTGCCTATCTTGCCTAACTCTTTTGATAGGTTGGAGAACTGGTCCGATGTCATAGAAGCGTAGCCGCCAGTTTGAATCATGGTAGAGTTGAACTTAGTCATCTCACTAGAGCCTGCTAATGCTGCAATACCAAGCCCTGCGACAGCTCCGACAACCCAAGTAATGGGATTAAGTACGACAGCCATCACAGCACCCATCGTACCTGTGACTTGGGTAAAGATTGACATAGATCCTGCTAATCTTGTAAAGTCACCCCGCATAAGCTCACGAATCATTACAATTAGTTCTGACTTGGCCCTGCTGCTAGCCATAGAGAAACCTTGCATACCGTCGGCTGCATCGTGTGTGGCTTTTTCTGCCGATTTAAGTTCTTTCGCTAAAACACTTACTTTGCTTGCATCTATTTTTGCAACATCAGTTCTGAAGTCTTGCACAGAGGATAGCCCAGCCTTGTGAGCTTTAGTAACTGTGTCTAACTGGTTGTCAAGATTTATTAGTTTTACTGCGTATGGGTCCAAGGCTCTTGTCACTGCCACATAGTCAGCCTCTAATTTCTTGACTGCGTTAGCTTGATCTTCTAAGACTTTAATCTGCTTGGCAGCAGCCACACCACTATCATTTAGTGGGTTCATGTTAAAGTTTTGAGCAGATATTACAGACTGTGTAGCGCTACTATACTTGCCGGAGTTCACACTTCCTTGAGAGACAGACTTAGAAGCTCTCATTGCAGCCTGCTCTGCCCAGCTTGTGCCTGTATTTCTGACAGTAGACATTTCTGCTGCAACGCGGAGTTTCTCCAAAGCTGTGGCTTCAACAATAGAGGCTGAGAGCACCTCATTAGCTCGTGCCAAGGCCAGTGTTTGAGTCTCTGCTTGCTTCTGTGCAGAGAGTGCTGCCTTCTGTTGGTCTGCTTGAGCGCCTAAAGCTGCGGAGTTGGCAATTTGTGTTTCAGACAAGCCTTTTAGTGTTGCATTGTAAGCATTAACAAACTCCCTACTCTGACCAAAAATGTCAACTTGCTTCTGTTGCTGTATCATCAAATTAGAAGCCGATTTACTGACATTCTGAGAAGTCACGGACAATTTGTCCATAGCTTCCCTAGCCTTAATCACACCGGCTTCAGCTTTGCTGCCAGCAACTGCTAAACCCTCTAGCCCTGTTGTTGCTGGAGCAATACCATCCGACTTTACTTGAACAACAAGCTGCGATATCTCTTGGGTCATTTAATGCTCTCTATGATTTATTCTTCTTGAACGCAGATAACAAGTTGTACATACGCTTACTAATTTCTTCTCTATCTATTACTGTTGGCGAATACGGTTGAGGTCTATTTTTGTCAGAAGCTTGACCAAGCTCCGCACAATACGCATAGCTCATGTCTTTCATTGTAGATAATTCCCAAAAGCTAAACTTCCAACAAACCAACTCCTGAGAATACACGTTCTTCCAACTCTCAAGCTCTTGCCAAGTAAGGGGAGCTACGCCCATACCAGTTTGAAGGATAGTTCCTGCATTATCCAACAAACTGACAAGGTACTCCCAGCCCTCTATATTTGGCAGAGGTACTTCTACATCTTGTTCTACATACTGCGTCCACCTGCTCTTCTCTTGGCCCTCTGGCGTAGCCCTAAGCCAAGCAAGTTGACGCATGTATAGAGTAAGGGTGCTGTGAACTATACCAAAAAATTAGACACTTCTCCGATAGCCGCATCACATTGGTCTTTGACCCACTCCATCTGAGGGTCCCCGTACAATGCACGAAATGAATCTGCATCTTCAATCGGGTTACCTTGGTATTGGATATTGATGCCTTTGTCAGAACAAGCTACCAATAACTCAATACGAGATTCTTGCACACCTTCCGCTGTCAACGGTTTCTTGCCACGTTTGATATATGCATTTTGATTGGCTGTGGAAGCGTTACGAAATTGCTTAGAGCTAGTACCATACAAGGAAATTTTTACAGGTTGTGTCTTCTCTTCATCAGCAAACAACAGCTCGTCAGAAACTGGATGGCGTAGTTGAAGTTCAAAAGTACCTGTGGATAATGCTAAACTGTTTAAGTCAAATGCCATGATAAATCCTTTATAATAGAGTTCTCTTTGGAACTTAAGGTAGAAAGTAAAAAGGGCAGCTTTTTAGGGCTACCCTGCTGTATTGCTACTTAGACTTCGAAAATATCGCTAGTGATTTCTAGGGATGTATCTGCGCTCAAGATAGTGTTAACTGTAGAGACTACAACATCGTAGCTAAGGGCAGTACCTTGGAAATACATCTTAGTGCCCGTCTGCAATGTCACCACAAAGCTGTAAGCTGTGTCAGAATCACGGGAAGCAATCAACAATGCCTGACCTGCATCTGTAGGAACACGAGCCATTTTCAGAGCCATGGTTCCGTTGTTATACGAGCCTTTACGCTTGATAGTTTGACGAGTTGCCAAGGGGTTGTGAGTAACTAGGGTGTATACTTTACCGAAAGTGCCCATATCGGTGATTTCACCCGCAAACGTGTAAGTAAGGGCGCTGAAACCTGCTACATCTAGTGTTGCTGGAGCAACTGCGGAGATTGCAAGTGTAGTACCTGCTGAGGTAAATGCTAAAGAACTTGTTGCCATTTGTATTTCCTAGTGTTAGTATTATTTAATATTATGAAACTAGGGAAGCAAATACACCCGTTCCACCTGTTACGGTTACTGCTAGAAGGTTACCCCCAAGGTATTGCGAGATTTTGTCACAATTAACTGCAAAGAAATTGCCTGCTGTTACTGTGATAACTTTACCTCCGGAGACATCAAAAGTAGTCCCTGTACCGGGCACAGCCGGGTTTACTGGGGCTGTACCTTTAATAGTTACTATTACAGAGCTGCCTGTGGGGTTGCGAAACCTCAAGGATTGGTTAGAGCCAGCTACATAAACAAAAGTATCGGCAGATGTCAACGCAGTTTCAGTAATTTGGTAAGGCCCTGATGCGGACGAAGCTAATGTTGGTACGATTACACTCATTTTGTTCCTTAGATTAGATTTTCAACTCTTGACGGTATGAAATGGAAATTGTTATGACACGCCAATCTACATTAGTAAATGCAGCGCTTGTCTGTGGAGGACTCTCTACAGAGACTGTACCCACCTTTGGGAGAACCGGATATAATGCAGCTATGGTGTTGGATAAGTCTTCTACAACTTTGCTCCCTTTTCCATCCTTTACCCAAACATTTATTTGGAAGTTTCCTCTTGTGCGTGTCCTTGCGGCGTCAACCGTTGCATTAGTAACTGTGTTGGCTAACAAGAACGGCTGTATATAAGGACCACCATTTTGGGGGGGTACAAATGGAAACCCCTCCCATGCTACGGGAATTGGGGGGGACTGTGCCGATGCCCAATTTGCTAATCTGGTCTCAAGCTCTGATCTCAGTGACATCAATTACCTTTATTCTTATTAGCCACCACACTCAAACTAGTAGCCACCATCCAATAGGGGTCAACTCCACTCCACTGTGGTTTGTCCCAGCCAATACGTTCAGCTCTTATCGCATAACTAATGTTATTTGTAAAAGAGGCAACGGAGTCTTTCTTATCAAACAGGTCAGCCTCTTTCAAAACAGTAATGTTAAGTAAGCTGTCAGATCCCGAAGCATCGTATACAGGTGTAGTGGCGGAGGACGGATATTCTCCTACAGACGAGAACCAATTATTCTTTAGTAGGCCGGGGTGCTGTTCCATTGCCGTAGCTCCAACAGGAGTTCTTTGTACGACATTTGTAAACAAGTCAACCATGATATTGTTACAGGCTGCTTGTGTACTAGCCATAACTCTGGCTGAGTTCATTCTTATAGAGTCTGCAAATCCCATATCTTTCCTTAGTAATAATTATACCATATTCCACTTGGTTGTCAATACACTCTCACTTGAGAGAACTACCTGTTTTTACAAGACAATATAATTGTCCTACTATCAGACCTAGTTAGCCCGTCAGAGGCAGTCGTAGATATTGTATTAACTAATTTATAAATTGTACCTACAGAACCCCCTCTAACAAATACAGAAGTAATGCCACTTAAGTTTTGTGGGTTAGATAAGGTAACGCCAAAGTTCACAGTCCAAGAACTACTAGTTATAGTTTCCCCAAGAGCTAGCCAACCCCTAGCTTGCCAATTAAATCCGTAATCTAGATTTGAGTCTGGGGCGTGATCAAACTCACACGTGATTGCCATATTACCTCTTTGTATTAAACTACAATTATTCTACGCTCTTGTGGTATATTTCTAAATCGATTTTCATAAGCTATAAGTGTCAATCTCGCAAGGTTTGGTATATACACGAGTGACTTATCAAAAGACACATCATACCCTGTAATAGTGAATACCCCTTGGCTTGCTACCACCTCTCTTGTGCACTCTAGTAAAATGTCTTTACCAACCAGAAGATAGTTACCACTATGTGCTGAGAACTCTCTAGCTATCCTAAGAGCTATTTGATTACCTGCAACAGAGAATCTACCTGTGTTAATAGGGACTATTTTAGTGTAAGATAGGTTAGACTCGTGGCCCGCGTAAGCGAACAATCCTGTTGCCGATGGAACCCACCTATCAACCTTAATCGATGTTGTGTTACCTATTAATACGTAGCTGCCAAGATTAGCTAATAAACCAACACCTTTTATAAGCGTTGCAGATTTTCCTGAAAGAGTAAACGTACCAACTTGCGTAGTGGTTACTCTGGAAGTTCTCAGCAAGACACTTTGGCCTAGTATTGTGAAATTTCCACGTAAGGCGATTGCATATCTATTTACATTGAGAGTAGAGTTAATTCCTGTCAGTATATAGCTACTATGTAAAGGAGGAGTTCCCCTACCCGAAGAAAGACTAGACGAGTTTCCAGAGATTAGAAAACTACCTACTCGAACAAGAATTCCCCTAGATACAACTAGCGGAGTAGTTTTCCCCGTTATAGTGAACACACCTAGCGCTACACCTAAGTATGCACTCCTGCTTAATATCCCCAAACCCCCTGAAAGTACATAGCTTGTTGGTGATACTTGTATACCCCTTGCAGTAAGCAAGTTTGAACTACTTCTAGTCAGAACAAAAGACCTACTGTCTACAGGAATACCCCTTGCAGTAAGCAAGTTTGAACTACTTCTAGTCAGAACAAAAGCCCTACTGTCTACAGGAATACCCCTTGCAGTAAGCAAGTTTGAACTACTTCTAGTCAGAACAAAAGCCCTACTGTCTACAGGAATACCCCTTGCAGTAAGCAAGTTTGAACTACTTCTAGTCAGAACAAAAGCCCTACTGTCTACAGGAATACCCCTTGCAGTAAGCAAGTTTGAACTACTTCAAGTCAGAACAAAAGCCCTACTGTCTACAGGAATACCCCTTGCAGTAAGCAAGTTTGAACTACTTCCAGTCAGAACAAAAGCCCTACTGTCTACAGGAATACCCCTTGCAGTAAGCAAGTTTGAACTACTTCCAGTCAGAACAAAAGCCCTACTGTCTACAGGAATACCCCTTGCTCGTCTTAGGTTTGCAGCTATCCCGCTGATAAGTAT